ATTCAATGCTGATTGAAAGTATTGTTGAGAATATGAACTTGTCAAATCGTGAAGAGATGATACAGCGTATTCGTCAGGCTCAACAGCCTACGCCAGAGCAACAGCAAGCAGCTCAACAAGAACAGCAAATGCAGATGCAACAGATGCAACTACAGATGGCTAAAGAGCAAGCTACAGCAGCAGCTCTACAGGCTCAAGCAGCTGAAGCAAACGCTAGAGCGCAGAAGTATCAAGTTGAAGCGAGTTTGGAACAATACAACTCTGAGACACAGCGTATTAAAGCAGCGTCAACAAATGTTAAAGAAGGTGATGCAGACGATAAAGAGTTTGAAAAGCGTATGAAGTTGGCTGAGCTGACGTTAAAGAAACAGCGTCAAGAAGCTGATATAGCTAATAAAACAGCGGCTAACACAAAACCACCGTCAAGTCAAGAAATAATGTAAGAAAAAGCTTGACATTTCAATAAAAGTGTGTTATAATATATAGTATACTAACCTGTCGTGCCATAGGAGGATAACATGACTAAAGAAGAAGAACTATATTATAACAATTATTTTGACTTATTTGGTTCGGAGGGGTGGAAGCAAGTAGTAGAAGAACTACAAGCTAAAGCCTCAACGTACGATGTAAGTTATCTTAAAGACGAGAAAGACCTGTACAGAGTACAAGGTGAACTTTCCGTTATTCGTTTACTATTAGGCTTGGAAGAATTTATCAACCAAGGTTATAGTAACACAACAGAGTCTAATTAATCTCGTGGGCTAGAGACTTAGACGTTTTAACTTTCCACAATACTATTAAAGTACGGAGAAATACAATATGGCAAATGAAAATAGTCGTCCAGAAGACTACAACGAAGAAACCTTTGAAACCTTTGATGAAGCTCCTGTAGAGGAACAACCGGAATCAAAAGGCTACGAAGACTATGTAGAACCTGAACCAGAAGAAACAGTCGAAGAAGAACTACCTGAGAAGTATCAAGGTAAGGATGTTAAAGACATTATTGCAATGCACCAGAACGCTGAAAAGCTTTTAGGCAAGCAATCTTCTGAAGTAGGTGAGCTACGTAAAGTCGTTGATAACTTCATACAGACACAAACTATTGCACAACAACAACAACAAGCCCCTGTACAGGCTGAAGATGACCTTGACGATTTAGACTTCTTTGAGAACCCAAAACAAGCAATTTCAAAGATGTTGGAAAACCATCCATCAGTACAACAAAGCAAACAAATGGCAAGTCAATTAGCGCAACAAAACACTGTTGCAAAACTAAAGGCTAACCATCCAGACTACACTAACATTGTATCTGATGCTAAGTTTATTGAATGGGTAGGAAAGTCAAAGGTTCGTTCTCAACTGCTACGTCAGGCTGATGCTTATGATTATGACAGTGCTGATGAGCTGTTTAGTTTATGGAAAGAACGGCAAGACATGGTTAAATCCGCTGTTCAGACCGAAACAAAAGCTCGTAGACAGTCTGTTAAATCAGGCTCAACAGGCAATACTAAAGGTTCTGGCGAACCAAGCAGAAAGAAAATCTACAGACGTGCAGACATTGTAGAATTGATGTCTAAAGACCCTGAACGTTATCAGAGTTTAGCATCTGAAATCAGACAAGCCTACGCAGAAGGGCGAGTCAAATAACTTTTAATAATATCTAAGGAAACTTAAAATGGCTAACTTAACTCCTAGCACCAGTAACACAGTTACTAAAGCAAATGCAACTCACTTTATCCCTGAACTATGGTCTGATGAAGTAATTGCAGCATATAAAAAATCACTTGTTCTTGCTAACTTAGTGCAGAAAATGCCTATGACTGGTAAGAAGGGTGACACAATGCATATCCCTAAACCAACTCGTGGCGTTGCTGCTGAGAAGGCTGCGGCAGATACTGTTACAATTCAACAAAACACTAACGATGAATTAATCATCACTATCGACAAGCACTTTGAATACTCACGTCTTATCGAAGACATCACTGATGTTCAAGCGTTTGATAGCTTACGTCGTTTCTACACAGACGATGCAGGTTATGCTTTAGGCTTAAAAGTAGACAATGACTTGTTTGCTCTTGGTAAGTCTTTAGGTGATGGCGACGGTTCTTCATGGGTGCATTCAGCGTCTTACCAGTTCAATGCAACTACTGGTGCAGCTGAAGCATATGATGCAGACGGTACAGCCGATGTAGGTGCGTTTAACGATAAAGGTTTCCGTGACCTTATTCAAGCACTAGACGACCAGAACGTTCCTATGGACGGACGTTGTTTAGTAATTCCACCGTCAGCTGTTAACGAAATCCGTGGTATCGACCGTTATAACTCTGCAGACTTTGTAGATGGTCGCTCTGTACAAAACGGTCAAATCGGTACATTATACGGTGTTGACATCTATGTTTCTACTAACGCTCCTGTTATGGAAACCGGTGTTAAAGCAGGTATCTTAATGCATAAAGATGCGTTTGTATTATGCGAGCAAATGGCTGTTCGTTCACAAACTCAGTATAAGCAAGAGTTCTTAGCAACTTTATATACTGCTGATACACTATACGGCTTAGACGTTTACCGTCCAGAAAATGCAGTAGTAATCGCTCTACCTGCATAAGCTAGTTAGTTTTTCATAGGGCTTCTTCGGAGGCTCTATTATAAAACTAATTACAATAAGCAAGCGACCCCAATCATTGCAGATATAAGGTGCATATAAATGGCAACGACAATACAAATCAAAAGAAGTTCTACAGCCTCTGGTGTTCCGTTAGCAACCGACTTAGCAGTTGGTGAGTTAGCGGTCAACTTAGCAGACAAGCGTTTATTCACTAAACAGTCTGACGGCACAATCATTGAACTTTCTACAAACCCTACAGATTTAGATGCAGCTACACTCCGTATTGATGGAGTGGAAATTACTGCGTCTGCAACAGAATTAAACAAGCTAGACGGCTTCACAGGTTCTACAGCAGAGTTAAACCTGTTAGATGGACTCACAGCTACAACTATTGAATTAAACACGTTAGACGGTATTACAGCGTCTACAGCGGAGTTGAACAAGCTTGACGGCTATACAGGTAGCACAGCAGAGCTTAACATCCTTGACGGAGTTACTGCAACGACTGCTGAGATTAACACTCTTGACGGCATCACAGCAACAACCACAGAACTAAACTACACAGACGGTGTAACAAGTAACATCCAAACGCAACTAGACGGCAAAGCAACTACAGCACAAGGTGCACTAGCTGACTCGGCTGTTCAGCCTAACGACAATGTTACTTTTGGGACTGGTGATTTTACAGGCAGCGTAGACGTCACAGGTACAGTGACTGCGGATGGTTTGACATCAAACGGTGATATAACAGTAGATACAGAAAATGCTGAACTGAAATTAATTGATACGTCATCAGGTAATACAACAAGTATTTTATCTAATAACTTTGATACTTCTATATCAGCAGATGGTCGACTGTTTTTAAGGTCTGGAGGCGCAAGCAATGCCGTCCAAATTGCCAGTAACGGCAACGTGTCATTTTACGAAGATACTGGCACGACTGCGAAGATGGTGTGGGACGCTAGTGAAGAACGTCTTGGGATTGGTACGAGTTCACCGAGTGCGCCTTTGCATGTTCATAACAGTGCAACTCCAACAACAAGTTTATCTGAAGGTTTAACTCTATCTAGTAATGTAGCCGGTGTAGATAATAGACTCCCTGCGATTACATGGGATTACGGAATTACTGGTACTCCATCGTTTGCCGCTATAGATGTTTCAAGGGCAGCAAATACAGGTGGTAATTTACTATTTCACACCTCTAATGATTCTGGAAATCTTGTAGCACGTATGCGCATAGACTCATCAGGCAACGTAGGGATTGGCACTAATAGCCCTATCGCAAAACTCACAGTAGACGGACAAGTCAGAGCAAGCGGAACAGCGGGTTATGGGTTTAATAGTCCGGGCGATACTGATGGCGGTATGTTTTCTCCTAGTGATGGTGTAGTTTCTTTTAAGACTAACGGCACAGAACGAGCCAGAATAGACAGCCAAGGCACTGTATTGGTTGGTAAGACAAATGCAGACATTGCCGTTGCCGGTCATAAAATAGAGGCTATAGGAAGAACTTGGTCTAGCGTAGATGGGGGTTATGTGTCAGGGTTTAACCGCCTAACGTCTGACGGTGACATTGTGCAATTCCGCAAAGACGGCTCAACAGTTGGGTCGATTGGTAGTCATGGAGCTGATGTTTATGTAGGGACTTCGGATACAGGTATTCGATTTAATAGTGCCAGTAACAGTGTAACTCCTTATAATCCAAGTTCAGGCGCAAACAGAAGTGATGCTATTGATTTAGGTTTTTCTGCTATTAGATACAAAGACCTCTACCTATCAGGCGGTGTATACCTTGGCGGTACTGGTGCGGCTAATAAGTTAGATGATTATGAGACTGGTACTTGGACTCCTGTTTTAACAGATGGTACAACGTCTTACACATTGGCAAATGGTACTTATACAAAAGTTGGTAGCTTAATTACCGTTACCGTTAGCGCAACACTCACTACTAGCACAACTGCAACTACTGGAACTGCGTACATATCAGGATTGCCTTATGCTGTAGCATCGGGTAATAATAGTGCAGTAGGTAACTACCACACTAGAGAAAGTATATTAGGGTATGATGTTTTAACGGATGGTAATATTGTTCCAAGAGCGACAGCTGGTAGTAGTGTTATTGATTTAATAGCTATTGGTTCAGTAAATGACTATCAAAGAAATATACCGTTAAATGACTTAGTTAACACAAGTGGGACTGCATCTAATTATTTTACAATCACTATTACATATAGAACGGCTTAATACTCCTAGTGGATTCTAGGAACAGACATAAGACAAGAGGAAACAAACAATGAGTTTAACAAAACAAGTAGTACAAGATAAAGTAGAGATTATTAACGTAGGCGATTGGAGTGTAATCCAAGTACGCACAAAGACTGCAATCATTGAAGATGGCGTAGAGTTATCGGCTAGTTTTCATCGTCATGTAGTATCGCCTACAGACGACTTAACAAACGAGTCTACAGAGGTTCAGAACATTGCCAACGCAGTGTTCACACAGGCTATGAAAGACGCTTACACAGCCTCACAGACGGAGACAGTAGAATGATTAACATCGTAAACTTAGAACGTACACAAGACGGTGGCGTTGTAGTAGCGCACTGGACAGCAACTAAAGTTGATGGCGAACTTGAAGCCAAGAGCTACGGCACAAAATCATTCACGCCTAACCCTGATGCGGAAGATTTCACAGCCTTCGAAGACTTAACCGAAGAAGTCGTGGTTGGATGGTTCACAGACGAAGAAACTGCACAGATTGAATCAGTGTTAGACGCTGACTTAGAGTCACAGAAACAGCCACAAGTAATCAGTGGCACACCTTGGTAAGGAGTTAACATGAGTGAAGATAGACTCAACAGGATTGAACAGAAGCTAGACCGCCTCGTAGACGTTGTTGAGTCTATTGCTCGTGTAGAGGAAAAGATGGCAGCTAACGATGGGAAGCTCAACAGGCTTGAGTTCCGTATGGACAAGCTAGAGGAAGACTTAGACGAGACATCCAAGGTTGCACGAGACAACTCAGGGGTTGTTAAGTTTGCTGATAAGATGTTCTGGCTACTTATAGGTGGCATGGTGAGTTTAACTGTGTGGTTTACACGTATGGGACTTAGTGGTTAAGTCTACAGTAAAGACACGTTTAGTCCGTATTAGTGTAGACTTAGTGCAGAATTAAGCGCATAAAAGTGTTAACGAGGTGAGTGATGGGTATTCTTAGTAAAATCTTTGGTAGTGGTGAGGTTATCAGCAAGGGCTTAGAGCTGATTGATAGCTTCCATACATCTGATGTTGAGGCTATAGAGGCTAAGACAAACGCCAAGAAAGAGCTTCTAACAGCTTATGCGCCCTTTAAACTAGCACAGCGGTACTTAGCCCTTATGTTTACGTTTACGTTCTTAGGGAGCTTTGTAGGCGTCCTAGTGGCGTCTTTAACAGGCTATGCAGACGTAGAAGTTATTCGACAGGTTATATCAGAGTTTTACATTGGTGAGATAATGTTATCCATCATATTGTTTTACTTTGGTGGTGGTGCGTTTGAAGGTATTATTAAATCAAGAGGTAAATAATTATGAATTGTAAAGTATACAAAACTCCAAAGTGTAAGTCAGGCAAGTGTTCTCCTAAGAAGTCTAAGAA